CTTACAGCGGGGTTATCAACGTCTGCAACGCGGCTCCGTAAATGCGCTTCTGGAAAGTCTCATTCAAAGGGTGGGGCGCATCCGATAGCATAAGCCGTCTATTTACGATTGGTTCGGTAGCAGGGACGCAAAGCCCTGCCTTTCCTAACCTGCCCATATCGGTTGCGGTAACTGGTGGTTATACAATGGTGGCTGCGGCTGCCACGTTTACCCTAACCGGAACCGCAGCGGGATTAAAGGCAGGCCGCAAGCTAACGGCAAGTGCAGGGAGTTTTACATTAACAGGGACGGCTGTTGCGTTACGGCGCGGCTATTCAATGGGTGCAAGCGCTGGCACGTTCACGCTGACCGGCACAGCGGCAGGATTAAAGGCAAACAGGAAGCTAGTAGCTGCATCGGCGTCTTATGCGCTGACAGGCTCCACGGTAGCCCTAAAGGCAGGAAGAAAGCTAACAGCAGGTGCAGGGGCATTTACGCTCACTGGCCTAGACGTCACACTAACATACGCGACCGGCTACACGATGACAGCCGGTGCCGCGACATTTGTTCTAACGGGTGCAAACGTAGCACTAAAGCGCGCTGCTAAATTAACGGCTGGTGCTGGTTCGTTTGCATTGACGGGCGATGATGTAACGCTAACTTATACGCAGCTAGACCAAACGATCCGCGTAGTATCAGGCAACTGGAACGAACTTAAAGCCGCAACGTCAAGCGACTGGGACGAAGCAACCAGCGCCACAAGCGGCAATTGGCTGACAGGCGCATCAATAGCATCTGGCACAAGAGGCCAAGGCATAACGGTAAATTCAGGAAACTGGACAGGAATATAACATGGCACTAAACGTATCATACTTCACAGGCGCAGACATCGGCACAGGCCAATGCTATGGCGGCCTGCTTTCATCGGTAGCCTACACGGTAACGGGCTCAAGCGCATCTGTCGGCACAATCCCCGCAGGAGGTGCTGGCATCGCACGGCTAAAGGCAGGAGAGACTTGCCGCGTGTCCAACAACGGAAAGCCAGCAGCAACAACTAACGGCATATATCTGGCAGCCGGTGACATCATCGATATTGAGTTGCTTGACGGCGTTGCTATTCAAGCGATTACGGCGTAGGTTTAAAGCCAGTGTCCGAAAGCGAAAATACGCAACAAAAACGCGTTATCGGCAGACCTTTTCAGCCGGGTAATCCCGGCAAGCCCAAAGGCGCAAAGCATCGCCTGCAAGAAGACTTCGTTAAGGACGTGCAAGCGGCATGGACAGAAAAGGGCAAGAAAGCGATCACGATGATGATTGCAGATAAGCCGGGGGACTTTGTGAAGATGGTAGCCAGCTTGATGCCCAAGGACGTGACGCTCAACATAAACGACAACAGCGAGATGACGGATGACGAACTTACAAGGCGCATCCGAGACCTTGCCGCGCAACTATCTCCTTTCCTGCTTGACGGAACTGGAGACACTGCAACGGGAGTTGACAACGCGGCAGGCTCGGAAAAGTCTGCTATCGTTCACTGAATACACTAATCCAGCTTATCGGGGGGCCAATCATCACAGGTTGATTGCAGATAAGCTAGAGGCGGTCGAACGGGGTGAAATAGACCGCCTCATGATATTCATGCCACCAAGGCACGGGAAGTCGGAACTTGCATCAAAGCGCTTTCCGGCATGGTGCTTGGGCAGGCAGCCGAAAAGACAGATTATTGCAGCGAGTTACAACAGTGATCTAGCCAATGACTTTGGCCGCAACGTGCGTAACATTGTTGCAGAGCCTGAATTTGGGCAAGTGTTCCCGAATGTCGGTCTGGCACCTGACAGCCAAGCGGCTAACAGGATGAATACGAACCACGGCGGAACTTATGTTGCGGCGGGTGTTGGCACGGCGGTAACAGGTCGCGGTGCTGACATTGCATTGATTGATGACCCGTTCAAAGACCGCGAGGAAGCGGACAGTGAGCGCAGGCGGGATGTTGTTTGGGACTGGTATAGATCGACACTGTTTACCCGGTTAATGCCGGGTGGTGCTGTTGTTCTTATCCAAACCCGTTGGCATGAAGATGACTTAGCAGGAAGGCTACTAGAGGCTGAAGGCGATCAATGGGAGGTTTTGGACCTGCCAGCGATTAACAAGGCTGGCGAGGCTTTGTGGCCTGAATGGTATGACCTGAAGGCATTAAACAGGATTAAGGACACAATCGGGCAGCGTGAATGGTCTGCGCTTTACCAGCAGCAACCGCAGCCTGATGACGGCACGTATTTCCAACGGGCATGGTTCAAGGAATGGGACAAGCTACCAGACGTTCATTACTACGGCACAAGCGATTACGCGGTCACAGATGGCGGCGGTGATTACACCGTGCATCGCATTTGGGGCATCGACAGCAAGGGCGAGATTTACCGCGTTGATGGCTGGCGCGGACAAACGACAAGCGACGTCTGGATTGAGGAAAAGCTAAACCTGATAGCCAAATACAAGCCGCTTTGCTGGTTTGGTGAAGGCGGCGTTATACAGAAGGCAATCGAGCCTATGCTGAAACGTCGGATGCTGGAGCGAGGTATCTTTTGCCGTGTTGAGTGGCTGTCATCTGTAAGTGACAAGCCGACGCGGGCAAGAAGCTTTCAGGCAATGGCAGCAAGTGGACGTGTGCACTTCGAGAAAGGTGCAGACCTTGGGGAGCATCTGGTTTTCCCCGCTGGCAAGAATGACGATGATGTAGACTGCTCCAGCCTGATAGGCAGGGCAATAGACCAAGCGCACCCTGCTATTGTGCAGGTGCAACAACAAAACACACGCAGGCCTGATTATGGGTATAGCGAAGAAACCGAAGATAACTGGAAAACGGTTTAGGGGGTTTGATGATTGAACTAACTGACCGCGGAAACAATGTTGCTGCAAGATTTTGGGCTAAGGTCGAAGTTCGTGGCGAAGATGAGTGCTGGCCATGGGTTGCGAAGGCTAAGACGTATTGGGGTTATGGTGTCATCCGTATTTCCCCTGAGTATGGCAATGAAGGCGCGCATAGAGTGTCTTATATGCTGACCAATGGCGGCGCGATCCCAAAGGGAATGTTTGTCATGCACAAATGCGACAACCCAGCTTGCTGCAATCCGGCGCATTTAAGCCTTGGCACACCTCTTGATAATATGCGCGACATGGCAGAAAAAGGTCGGAGAGTGAACGCTCCCCACATTGGCGAGAATAATGGCAGGGCAAAGCTTAAACTGAGTGATGTTGAGTTCATCCGCAGAAATGATCTTTCCACTAGCGAAATAGTAAAACGTTACGGGATTAACAAGGCTACGGCATACGCTGTCCGTTCTGGCCGTTCTTGGAGAATTGCAGCATGATAGATGCAGTCCCATTAACTGAAAGAATTAGGCGTTTCGAAGAGGCAGAACAGGCCAGCCAAGATGGCCGCCGTGAAGCTGAAAAGGCGCGTGATTATTATGATGGCCGACAGCTAACAGCGGATGAGCTGAAGGCATTGAAAGGCCGCAAGCAACCGCCTGTCATTGAAAACCTTATACAGCCAAAGATTGACTATCTGTGTGGTTTGGAACGCCAGACCCGCACTGACCCTAAAGCCTATCCACGCACGGCAGCACATGAAGACGATGCCAATGCGGTAACGGATGCCCTGCGCTATGTGGCAGATGACCAGCGCGTTGATATTAAGCGTTCGGCTGTCTTCCAGAATATGTTGATCGAGGGCTATGGTGGTATTGAGGTAGGCGCAAAGCGTGTGCGTAACGCCATTGACCCAAGTGTGTTGCATATATCATGGGACCGCCTTTTCTACGATCCACATAGCTGCAAGCCGGACTTTAGCGATGCGGAGTATTTGGGCTTTATTACATGGATGGACGCTGCAACCGCAAAGGCAGACTATCCTAATGCGGCAAGTATCATTGACCAGACCGTAGCCAAACCAACCGGCGCTGCGTATGAAACCTATGACGACAAGCCACGCTGGACCTATTGGGCAGACGCAGCGCGCAACCGAATCCGTATCGTGACGATGTATTGCCGCAAAGGTGGCATCTGGTATCGCTCTGTCTTCACACTTGCAGGGGACTTGGAAGAGACAGGCCCAAGCCCTTGGCTGGACGAAGACGGCAACCCTGAATGTGGCCTTATCATGCAGTCGGCCTATGTCGATCGTGACAATGACCGCTATGGTCCTGTGCGCAACTGGGTGACGCTGCAAGACGAGGTTAACAAGCGGCGTTCCAAGTTCCTGCACCTTGCCAACAGCAGGCAGGTTCGCATCGGCTTGGCGCACGGCAAGAACGCTGAGGCCATCCGCAAGGAATTATCTAAGCCTGACGGTGTTGTCGTTGCTGAGAATGGCGAGATTGAGGTAATACCAACAGGCGATATGTCTGCCGGTCACTTCAACTTGCTGGCAGAGGCAAAGCAGGCAATCCAGCTAACCGGACCTAATGCCACGATGCAGGGCAAGGCCAGCCAAGACCAATCGGGCCGCGCTATTCTTGCATTGCAGCAAGGCGGGATGACCGAAATGGCGCCTCTGCTTGACAACCTGCGTGACTTTAATATTCGGATGTTCCGCGCAATCTGGAACAGGATTAAGCAATTCTGGACCGAAGAGCGTTGGGTGCGTGTGACGGATGACGAGAAAAACGCACGGTTTGTAGGCGTCAACACGACAAAGGGCAGCCTTGCCGCAGCAAAGCTACTGGAAGCCGTCAAGTCTGGCGAAATAGACCAACAGACCGCGCAGCAATATGCGATGCAGTTACAGTCTGACCCGTCCATGAAGGAACCTGCCAACAGTCTGGCAGAGATGGACGTTGATATACAGATTGACGAGGTAGCAGACGCGCCAACCTTGCAGATTGAGCAGTTTGAACAGTTGGTGAAACTAGCGCCTATGACACCACCACAATATCTGCCGACGATGTTCGAGTTGATGATTGAGGCGTCCAGCTTGCGCAATAAGGACAAGCTGCGCGAGATTATGGAACAGGCCAAGCAGCCCAAGGAACCCGATCCTATGCAGCAATTGCAGGTCGAGGGTGCTGTGGCTGAGGTAGACAAGACAAAGAGCGAGGCGATGCGCAATTATGCTGACGCAGAGGCCAAGAAGGCTGGCATTGAACGCGAAGCCTTCCAGATGGGTGCGCAAATAGCCGCCTAAGTAATTCACAGCGCATAGCTGTTTATCGGGTCGCCGCCGTTCGGGCGTTAAGCAGGTCGCCGCTGTTATCGGGCGTGAAGGTGAAACAATGGACGAATTGGACAACATTCTAAACGACGAACCAACGCAAGCAGTCGAAGTTGTAGAGGCCCCTCAAGTAGAGGAACAGCCACGTCAACCCGACGGCAAATTTGCACCGAAGGGCGAACCAGAGAGCGCGTCGCCTGCGCCTGTCGAAGAACCAGCATTGGAGCACCCCGCATTGATTGGGGAGCGCCGCCGCCGTCAGGAAGCGGAGGCGGAACGTGAACGACTATCCAAGGAACTGGAAGCACTGCGCAATCCACCTGCACCACCTCCATCGGTGTTTGAGGATGAGCAGGGATGGCAACAGCATTTTGGCAGCGAGGTAATTAACACGGCGGTTCAACAGGCCACGTTTAATTCCAAGCTTGATATGTCCGAGATGATGGTTCGCCAAGCCAACGCTGACTTTGAGGAAATGAAGGCCGCCTTTTTGGAATTGGCCGACCAGAACCCCTCATTGCGCCAACAGGCACTCCAAGACCCGCACCCGTGGAACAAGGCGTATCAAATCGCCAAGAGCCATAAGGCAATGCAGGACTTGGCCGCTGTTGATGTGGATGACTTGCGAGAGAAAATTCGCGCTGAGATAACCGCAGAATTGGGCAATCGTCCCGCTGCAACCCCAACCCTTCCTAATTCGCTGGCGGACTCGCAAAGTTCACGGGCAACAGCCGCTGCTGCTTTTCAGCCGCCTACACTTGAAGACATATTGGGCAGATAGCCCGGAGATAAGACATGGCATTTACTACTGTAACTGCGGCAAATGTGGAAGAAGTCTGGGATGCAGACTTTTTCAAGGCATACGTCCGCGCAAACCGCTTCAAGCGGTATATGGGCACCACTGAGAACAGCATCATTCAGACCCGCGCTGATTTGACGAAGAAGGCCGGTGACGGTATCACTCTTCCTCTCATCACCGAACTGGTTGGCGCTGGCCAGACCGGCAACGGTTTGCTGGAAGGCAACGAAGAAGCCTTGGGCAACTACGGCCACAAGATTGAAGTTTCCACCATCCGCCACGCTGTCGCTGTCACTGACAATGACCAACAATTCACCGGCATCCCGCTGCGTGATGCGGGCAAGGAAATGCTTAAGCTGTGGTTCATGAACAAGATGCGCAATGACATCATCAGCGCATTGGGTTCAATCAGCACTGGCGTCGGCACTTCGGTGACCTACGGCGCTGCATCTGCTGGCCAGCGTAACGCATGGCTTGTCGCCAACGCTGACCGCATCTTGTTTGGTGACGGTTCGGTCGGTGCTTACACCACGCTTGCAACTGATATTGCCGCTGTAACGGCTGCAATGAAGTTGACCAAGGAAGTCGTTAGCCGTGCCAAGGCCCGTGCTGAAGCGGCTTCACCAAAAATTCGCCCTGTTATTGTGGGCGAAGACAGCGAAAACTTCGTCATGTTTGCTGATGCCCGCGCTTTCCGCGATCTGAAGGCCGACCTCGGCACTTCGTTGCAGAACGCGCAAGAGCGTGGCGATGAAAACCCGCTGTGGCGTGATGGTGACCTGATGTGGGATGGCGTTGTCATCCGCAAAATTCAGGAAATTGCCACCTTGGGCGCTGTTGGTGCATCCTCGGCTCTCATTTCGCCTTACTACCTGTGCGGTGCGCAAGCATTGGGCGTTGCATGGGCGCAGATGACCAAATCCACCACGGACACCCGTGACTACGGATTTGTCAAAGGCGTCGGCGTTCACGAAATGCGCGGCGTTGAGAAGCTGGTTTTCAATGGCAAGGATCATGGTGTTTTCACCGGCTTTGTCGGCGCAACTGCACTTTAATAAGGGGCGGGGCGGCTTTCGGGTCGCCCCATTCATTAGGGGAATGATATGACAACCTGCCGCGATATTATCACCCTTGCGCTACGGCAGGCCCGCATCGTGGGTATTGGCCGCACACCACGCGCCAATGAAGCAGAGGAAGGCATGGCCGCCCTGCAATCGCTTTACGATAGTATGTTTTCACACGGCCCACTTGGCCCGTTTACTGAAGTTTACGCGACCGAAGATTATACCGCTGGCGAAGATGAGCGGATAATTGCTGACAACGCGACTATAACCATTCCAGACACCATTGACGTATATGGCGCGACGCCACGCACACCGACTGATTTAGCCGCTGTTGTTGTCATCACGGACACGACGCGCCTGCAATATGTTTTCTCGCTTGGTCGGTGGGAAGTCTGCCACGGCTTGACGCTGGATGATACCGCGCCACTGGCAGAGCGCGACAAGGTTGGATTGGCAGCATTGCTAGCCAAGGAATATGCCGAAATGTTTGGCGCACAATTGCCCGGTGCAACGATGCTTCGTGGGATGAGGTTCATGGGAGATTTGAGCAGCCGCTTTTCAACTAAATCAGCCGATCCTGAGTATTACTGATGCTTGAATATGGCAAAGGCGCATATAACCGCACACAGGGCAATCTGCCGCAACTGGATGTGGTGAATATGTTTGTGGAGCAATCCGCAAGCCAAGGCGTAATCATGCAATCCCGTAGGCCCTTGGGTGAGGTTGTTGAAGTGGGTAGTGGTCCTGTCCGCGCCTCGCAAGTGCGTGACGGCGTATTTAATGGCGACAGGTTCACGGTATCAGGCACCGAATTATATCGCGACACAGCCCTTCTAGGCTCGATTGCGGGCGGTGGGGTGGTTTCCATAGCTGTAAGGGCTGGCGAGGTTCTAATAGCCGCAGGCGGGCCTTTATACAGCTATGACGGGATTGACCTGATTGAAGTGACGTTTCCTGATGGCGGCTATGTAACTAAAGTTATTTACACGGCGGGTTATTTTGTCGCTGTCGAGGCTGGCACGGGCTATTTGTTCTTTAGCGCTGTTAATGATGGCCGCACATGGGACGCGCTGGACTTCTTCGAGGTTGAGAGTGAACCCGATGCCGTTTACGACATTGTAACGCTAGACGGTGTATTGGTGGCAGGTGGTCCGAATAGCGTGGAGTTTTTCGCGCCTACGGGTAACGCCGATTTGCCGTTTTCGCCTATTCAGCAGCGCGTATTTGAACAGGGTATCTATGCCGCAGGTTGCATGGTGCAGGATGATAACACGTTCTTCTTTGTGGGTTATGACCGTATTTTCTACCGCAACGGCAATGTGCCTGAAGCAATCGGCGGGGACTGGTTGACGGAGCGTATTTCGTTAAGTTCGACTGTCCGGCTGTATCTATTGAAAGACCAGCGCCATAAATGGGTTTGCATCCGTCTGGATAGCGAGACATGGGCTTATGACCTGACTACGGGCGAGATATTTGAACTACGCTCCTATGGCCGCACGAATTTCCGTTGCGGCGTAGATTTTGGCGATGATACGACAGGCAAGATTTGGCAGTTTGTCGATTATGGCACTGATAATGATGAAGGCATCGTTGAGCGCTTACTGACGGCTGGCGAGAGATTGCTAGACCCTAAATCATACGACAGCGTAACGGTTGAGTGCGAGGTTGGCACGACACCTTTTTTGACGGGGACATATACAGACCCCACGCTTGAATTTAGAACTTCGGATGATGGCGGCAATATCTGGAGCGATTGGGAAAGCGACACGATAGGCCCGCAAGGTGATTACAGGAAGATTGTCCAGTATAATGCCTTGGGGATGTATAGCTTGCCCGGTGCAATGTTCCAGATACGCTTGACCGATCCTGTCGGCTTCAGGGTGTCCGGTTTTTACGACAATCAATCCGTGCATGGGCGTGGCTGATGGCAATCGCACCAATCCGGCTTGACCGCCTTTTGAAGTGGGAAAACGTAGCCAATCCAGACGGCACACCGACGCAAGCCTATCAGTTGAAGTGGCAGCGGGTCATGGAGAATATTGAGGACTCGGTTAACGCGGTTATCGACGCACAGAACGCAGCAGACGCGGCCAATGCAGCGGCAGATGCAGCGAACACGGCGGCAGAGACGGCAACCACAGCGGCAAGCACTGCACAGACAGCAGCAGAAGGGGCAAGTGAGGCATCATCCTTGGCCACGTCTGGGACTTCTGGCCTGACAATTACGGCAACGGACGCAGGCGCGGATGTCACCATTACAATATCTGCACACACGCGGGTATATGGCGACGGCACAAGCGTTGCAGTTTCTGGAGGGTCAATTCCAGCGCTGGCTTATTCGACTATATATTACATTTACTATGACCAGCCTAGCCGTGCAGGTGGGGCTGTCACCTACTTAGCAACCACATCACAAGCGACAGCAGCACAGACAGGCGACCGTCACTCTTTGGGGGCAGTCACGACCCCTGCGGCAGCGGCTGGGCCTGTTACGGGTGCGCCTAACCTTCCTCCCGGTGTTGTCCTGCCATGAGGGATGCCACGGCAGACGATATTGAGCGTATTATATGGCTTGGCGCACGTATGGCGGAAAAGGCCAAACTGGCGACGGGTTACGATCCTGACAGTGTAAGGGCGACGTTAGAGCATTTAATCGATAATCCAGACGGGATATTGATTGTATCGGAAGCGGGCATGATTGGCGGGATGTGTTACCCGCACCCGTTCAACCACAAGGCGAAGATAGGCCAAGAGTTCTTTTGGTATTCTGAAGGCAATGACGGGCCTGATTTGCTGAAAGCGGCAGAGGTGAAGGCAAGAGAGTTAGGCGCAAGCCACTGGACGATGCTTGCACAGGAAACAATGCGACCGGAAGTGGTCGGCAGATATTACGGGCGGCAAGGGTATCAGCCGCTTGAACGCAGTTACATAAAGGAATTGTGATATGGCAATAAGCATGGGGGCTGCGCTTCTTGGCTCGGCTGTGATTGGCGGCGTTGGTTCTGCTATCAGCGGATCTAAGAACAGCAAGGCAATCAAGAACGCGACGGCGGCACAGACGGCGGCTAATGACAAGGCTGTTGCATTGCAGCAAGAGGCGCGGAACCAGAATATCGGTTTCCAGCAGCCCTTCTACCAGACCGGCTTGGCTGCAAACAACCGCATCAATGCCTTGCTTGGTCTTTCCGTTCCGCAGCAACAGCAGCAACCTCAATTCCAGCAATCGTTCAACGGCTACACTCCGCCCGGTATGAATACGATGGGCTACCTGAATGAAAATCCCATGCTTGGCGATTATATGGGGCAGCAAGGTGGGCAACAGACCGCGCAAGTTATGCCTCAAACCAACGCGCTTGCCGATGCGCAACAGGGCTTCGGGGATTGGCGCGACAATACGGGCTACCAGTTCCGCTTCAATGAAGGCATCCGTGCAATCGACGCAGGTGCGCCCATCCGTAACAGCGGCGCGACATTCAAGGCCCGCCAGCAATATGGCCAGAATATCGGCAGCCAAGAGTTTTATAACTACCTTGGCGCACTTACTGGACAACAGCAGGTCGGCACAGGGGCAGCTAATGCCTTGTCCGGCGTCAATACCACTTATGCCAACAATGCAGCACAGATTGCACAGACGCAGGGCCAGAACCTTGCAAATAGTGCGGTTGCACGGGCTAATAACAGCAACAACACGTTGAACGGGATTACGTCTTCGTTTAGCAATGGCCTTGGCGCACTTAGTTCGATGGGTGGTATGAATAATTCCATTTCCAATATGTTCCGCAATAATCCGGGGATATTCTGATGCTGGAGAAATTGAAAGAAAAGCTACGGCAACGCGAAGGCAAGCCCGCATGGAAAGCCTCTGTCGAGAAGATCAAGGCAGAGATTGCACGACTGGAGGCCGAAAATGCCTAACCCATTAGAAGGGCTGCAGCAGTTTAACATCGCCGGGAACGCACAGAACGCGCTTATGCAGGGTATGCAGGTGGGCGATGCTATCAGACAGCGCAGGGAAGCCGAAGCGCGCCAGAAAGCCACGGACGAGGCTTACAGGGGCATCATGACGGGCGACAAGACTGGCATTAATGCCCTCGCATCGCTTCCCGGTGGTGCCAAGGATGCCTATGCCATCAACAACACGCTGACAGAACGCCAAACCCGCGCCGATGTGGCGGCAGGCCGCGCACCTGCAACCGCACTGGCTGCTATCAATTGGGATGACTATGCCGAGCTGTCAAAGCAGCAGGCCGAAATTGTCAAACAGAATGTCGAGACAATCGGCAATCTTGCTTTGATGGCTGATACCCCACAAAAGTGGGATGCCACCATTGACCAGCTAGGCCCGCAGTTCGCGCAATATAAAGGCCAGTTTGCACAGCGCGAGGCTATCATTGCACGGGCAGGTGAGGCTAAGGCATTTCTTGAACAGCAAGCGCCTAAGTATCAGGCAGTTGGCTATGACCAAGAACTTGTTAATGTAAGAGACCCCGAAGCATTGCAGGAATTTGCACGGACTAGGGGCAGGGATAAACCGCAGGCAGCACCCAATATGGCCGATCTGGAAGCCCAAGCGAAAGCGGCTATTGCTGCCGGTGCCGACCCTGAAAAAGTCCGCGCAAGAATGAAAGAGTTAGGAGGTGCTGCCAGCAATGGCGGCAAAACCTTTCCAGACTGGTATTAAACCAAAAGTGGCTGGCAATATAGACCTTCTTAATCGGCCAATCGTCAAAAACAAGGACGGCTCAATATCGACTGTCCGCAGCATATCTATTGGCACAGAAGATGGTGAGGTTCTAATCCCCACTGTCTCTCCTGATGGCAGGGTGGTTAGTGATAGCGAAGCCATCGCAATGTATGAGAAAACGGGAAAGCATTTAGGCGTATTTGACACGCCTGAAGCGGCCACCGCATATGCTGAAAGCTTGCACAAGCAGCAAGAAAAGATTTACACCAAGCAGCCAGCGCAAAAGAAGCCGCAACTGGCAAGCAACGCCAAGGCACTTGTAGAGCGTGTTTTCCCAAATGCCCGCATCACGCAATGGCGGCGTGACCCGAACAGCGCGCTAGGACGCGCTAATCCGAATAGCTACCACAACCGGACAGGCGCAGCCATCGATATGGCACCCATCCCCGGCATAACGTTTGAAGAGGCAATCCAGCGCTTCAAAGCAGCCGGTGTGCAGGTTCACAAAGACAGTAGAGACGAAGTTAAAAACCCAAGCGCCCACGCAACTGGACCGCATTGGCATTTCGTACTTGGAGAATAGATAAATGCCCGGACCTTTTGACGACTTGATCCCATCGCAACCTGCGCAGCCTGCAACGCCGGGTATTATTCGTGGCCAGCCCAAACCTGAAAAGCCGAGAGAAGCGCCATCTGGCTATCGGTTTACGCCAGATGGAGGGTTAGCACCCATCCCCGGAGGGCCTGCTGATAAGCCGCAAGACAATCCAAATGCGCCGCAATTGCCAAGAGGCTTCATGTGGAAAGACGGCATTGTTGGCGGTGAAGCTGTTTTAATCAAAGGCATCCCAGCACCTAAAGGCATGGAATCTGCTTCGCCTGCTTACTCGCAATCGGCAATTGATGCTTTCGACCGCGCCATATCGACCGCAGAGCGCCTTAAAACGCATCCCGGTTTTGGTGCTGCTGTTGGTAGTGGTTTTGACCCTCAGGCCTTTGGGTCTTACAACCCGCTAAATGGCAAGGTTCTTGGCGGGACTAATGCCGCTGGCTTTGAAAGTGAATTGGAAGCCATGAAGGCGCAGGTCTTCTTGCCTATGGTTCAATCCATGAAGGGCATGGGGGCGCTTTCCAATGCTGAAGGTGACAAGCTAACAGCGGCTATCGGTTCGCTTAATCCTAATATGCCAGAGGAGCAGTTCCAAGCATCTCTGGACCGCATTATGGACGATCTAAAATCATATCGGGACCGTGGCGCGCCACAGAAGCCAGACGCACTAAAAGCCAAGTTTCCAGAGGCAGCCCGCTTCCTATATTCCAAGGGCGAACTTGTCGGCTATGAAGATGCAAGCGGCGACTTTGTTGCTGTTGTTGATAACCTGCCGCAGCCTCCTGATAACGGCGGCGGCAAAGGTGCAACGATATTGCCACCCGAAACGCCGCCAGAAGGCGGCGGTGGTGGTCTAGGCCAAGCCCTTTATGCTGGCGTCGGTGACATTGCGCAAGGCGTAGGCGAAGGGCTTGGGATTATTGGCAACCCGCTCAACGCAGGCATTAACGCCATTGCAGGCACCAACCTTTCCACAGACCTTGGACGGACATTCCGCGAAGCGACCGGAGCGCCACAGGGTGACCCGTTAGCCTCTGCAATCAATCGCGGCGGTGTTGCAGCAATGACTAGTCGCGGCCTAGGTGCTGGCCTCCAAGCAGCTTCCCAAGGTGCTTCTATTAATAGTTTTCGCGGCGGGATGGGTGTAGCTGGCAATGCTTTAGCGTCACAGCCAGTGCAGCAAGTTGTTGGCGGCATGGCAGCGGGTGCAGGTACAGAAGGCGCAAGGCAAGCCGGAGCGCCTCCATTGGTGCAAGCTGGCGCTGGTTTGTTATCCGGCGTCTTAGGCTATGGTGGTGTAAACGCCATGATGTCCGGCGCAGGGGCAGCAAGAGCAGCACCTAACGCACTTGCTCAAACCAGTTCGCGCCTTATCCCTAATGCACAGCAGGTTGTTAACGCCGGCAAGGCGTCGGGTGTCCGCGTCCTGACAAGCGATGTGCGTCCACCCACGACCCGCACTGGCAAATTAGGACGCAATGTAGGCGACAGCATCCCCATTGCAGGGACGGCAGGGCAACGCGCTGCGCAGCAGACAGAACGTGTGGAAGCCGTGCAAAAGCTAATGAAAGAATTTGGTGCGGACGATTCGGCCATTGAGGCTGTTTCCAAAGACCTTGTAAAGACACGCGGGGCGATGATTAGCAAGCTGACCGATGCTAAAAAATCTGTTATTCGTCAGGTTGACGCCATAACTTCGGGTAGTGAGCCTAGTGTGAATCGCAATATTCCATCCCCGTCTAAACTTAACTTGCCAAGAACGCCCACTAAGGCTGAAATGGCTAATTTATCAAATGTCGAAAGTGTGCCTCTTAGCAAGGCGAGGCTCGGCAACAGGTTAGAGTGGGAAAAATTCAATAAAGGCGAAAGCGGCGCACCACTGGTCGAGGGCTACTCTGACAAGCCGCTTGCCGTAAAACTTGAAAACGGCGAATACGTCCTACTTGACGGCAACCATAGGTCGGCAAAGGCATTTGCAAACGGCTCAACGCAAATGGATATGCACGTCATTTCCGCGAAGGCTTACGACCCCGCCAACGCGGGACGTGAAGCAAGACAGTCTGCGATGAGGGACGACGAATTAATGGCGCAGCTTTCGGGTGGTGCGCCAAGCCCTTCTAGGGGTGGCTTTTCTGCGCCTAGAACTATCGCTGAAATTGACAAGCAAGTTGCAAAACTAACGGGCATCGACAGCAAGGCATTTAAGCCCGTTGTGGACCGCCTAAACGACTTCAAAACGGCTTTGCAAAGCGGCAAGAGCCTAGAGCAAGTTGAAGGCCAGCGCCGTTTGCTTGGCGATCTGTTCTCTGACCCGTCACTTGCAAGCATCAAAGGCGACGGACAAAAGGCGCTAAATGCTGTTTATGACCCGCTAAAGCAGGACATGGGGGCATTTATCGAAGCGGCTGGAGGCCCTGCCGCAAAAGCAAGGTGGGCGGGTGCTAATGAGCGTTTGTCTGCAATGGCTGGCGAATTGGATGCATCTGCATTCAAAAACCTTTTGAACAACGCAGAAACGACGCCTGAAAGTGCCGCAAAGATTATCTTTGGTAAAACACCAAGCGACATGAAGCGGCTTTATGGCAGCCTGTCGGAGAAGGGCCGCACAAAAGCACAATCCGCAATCATGTTTCAGGCTCTTGAAAAGTCCACATCAAACGACATGATTAGCCCGCAGAAGTTTGCAACGGCAATGGAAGCCATGTCCAAGGCAACGGGTGTATTTTTCTCGCCAGCAGACAAAGCGCGCATTGACGGAATAACGCGGCTGCTAAAGGCAACACAACATGCGGCAGATGCAGCGGCTAATCCAATGACCGGCGCACAAAATACGCCGCTTATTGCTGGCCTTTCTATCGGGCAGTTGTTCGGAACGGCTGCATTGCCCGCAACGGCTGGGGCGGGCTTGCTCGCCCGCGTATATGAAAGCGCGCCGGTTCGTGATGCGTTTTTACGCCTTGGCCGCACCAAGCTCGGAAGCCCGCAAGAACGCGCCATGCTTCCCAAGGTGACGGCTGCGCTTATCGCTGCAAACGAGAATAACCCGCAATATATGGCAAACGCTCCCGGACTATCCCAAGCGGCTGCCAGTGACCAAGTAAGCGAAGAACGGCCAATACAGCCATAGGACAAAAGCACATAACCAGAAGCGCAATCGCGTAAATTCTTTCATAACATTCAATAGCATATTAGGGGGCCACATGGCATCAGAAGTTTTTACTCCACCGTCACGTGCTTTGGACTCCAATGCGGACCCTTATTCCGGTGCTAAATGGTTTTTCTACCAATCCGGCACCACGACCCCGCAGGCTGTCTATACTACTTCTGCGCTTAGTGTCGCGCATAGCCATCCGGTAGTTGCTGACAGCGGCGGCAAGTTTGCAAACATCTTTTTCGACTCCACGCTAACATATCGCGGCGTGTGCAAGAACGCATCGGAAAGCGTGACCCTGCACGACATCGACCCTGTAAACACCGACACGCTCACACAGATAGCAGGGCAGGACGGCGCAAGCCTTGTTGGCTATTCGCTTGGCGTGACGGGGGCATCTACCCGCGATGTGCAAGAGGTCTTGCGCGAATTTCCCATGATTACGGACTTTACCGGAGTTGCGGCAGACGGCACAAACCAAAGCACCGATATAATAAGCGCATTGACGGGGGCCTATAATACAGGCGACCGCGTAACAATGGGTATTCCTGCCAATGTGAAATGGCACCCAATGACTGTCATGGCGGGTATTCAAGACCTAGACCGCACGGTGCTTATTGACTTTGGGGGGCGCAATGCAGCTGATGTAGGCGCGGAAAATACCAAAATACTTGGGCTTTTTGCTGTCGATCCCGATGCGACCGAGGACACCTACTGGGGCAGCACAAGCGGCCATCATGCGGTATTTCTTTTGAACAACCTTGGCACATCTGCATCAACCAGCGCAGACATTGGCCGTATGTCTCTGTTATTTGCGCGTGGCTATTTTTCGGACGATGACCAGCAATTCAAAGGTGCGCTAATCCAGCAATATCGTCGCTCCGAAGTTGACACGACTATCTGGGAGCATGTGTGGTCTTCGCTTAACCCTTGGGCAGTCTTGGCCGATGGCGTTACCTATACGCGCTGGGTTGCAAATACAGCCTATGCGCTGAATGTTTATGTGGTGACGCCCGCAGGCACGGTTCTAAAATGCACAACGGCTGGAACATCCGGCGCGACTGCCCCTGTCATTACAATTGGCAGCAGCGGCGCAGATGGAACGGTGACATGGTTGGCGGTGGATTCCAATGACCGGCAGGTATTCAGCTTCGACCAATTGGGCCGCGTAAAGTCGAACGGGGCTAATGTTATAACCGATCTGGTAGCCTTTAAGCAGGCGGTGACGGATAGCGCAACGGTGGCTGTCGTGCGCGTTTCACCTACGGGGATAAACCGCAAAACAAGGCTATATCTTGAAAGCACGGACGCATTAGGTGATGAATATTCAGCGCCTTATATACAAGGCGGTGACGGATTCCTAGAGTTTCGGGATGAAGTCAACGGGCTTGCCGCCATCATGGAAGGCGAGAACCTTGGCTGGAAAATGCAAATGCAGCGCAATGCGTGGGCGACTGCAACTGATGCCGACACGACGCCAACGGTCGCCAATTCATCAACGCTTTACCTCGCAAACACAGGCGCAACCAGCATCACTGACTTTGACAACGGGACAGAAGGGCAAATTCTGGAAGTCATCGCCACCAATGCAAATACCACGCTTGTCCACAGCGCCAACCTGACGCTCACAGGATCTGCCAACATAGCCATGACTGCATATAGTTCTGTCACGTTCCGCCGTGTGCCTACATCGATTAGTGCGCGCTGGGTCGAAATTGCCCGTTCTATTAAATAGGAGAAAGCTGATGAAAAAGAGCGTTACAGAGCAAGGCATAGTCTATCTATGCACCCTTGCAAAATACTGGTCTGACATCGAATATGAGCGTCGTTTTGGGGGCATCCAGACGGCAGACAGCGGCGGGCAGACGCCACCCCCGCCACCTCCTCCTCCACCTCCCCCGCGTGACCTTGGGGGCGATTGATGACCATCGCGGTCCTGCTCTACATCGCGGTTGTTTACTTCCTGCGAAGGGGAGAGAATAGCCGCGTTGTTGATGCGATCGCTATCAACTGGTTCCTCAATCAGTGCGTTGTCGAAGCCAATGGCGGCTTTCCCGTTTTGCCCATTTTCATTCTGGTTGATTTTGTAACGGGGCTTTGGCTGGTCACATGGAAGGGCGGCATTGTTGCCCACCGTGCGTCGTGGTTTTACATCCCGATGATAGCCTTCAATGCGGCGGCATACGTGAACGGGGAGCCGCTACCGGGTTGGCACCACGCCACATTATTTGCCTTTGCTTGGCTTCAAATAGGAGTGGTTGGGGCAATGGATGATGGATTTAGAGCGTTTGTGGATCGTGCCTCTAGCGGCGTTTTGCATCCAATATCTAGCGCGCTTTATTATTTCAGGGGTGAAAAATGAGAAGTTTAAGCGACGCGGACGTGACCGCGATTGTTGACGCCCTTGAGGAGCGTTTGACGGACAAGTTTTACAGGGATGTGGGCCAGGGGCTTTGGGGCATGGTCTGGAAAGCCTTTGTCGGTGCGCTGGTCTTTGTCGCTGCCTACGGGGCGTTCAAATACGGGGATAAGATATGAGGCGACCTTCTAAATTCTTTGACGCCATGC